TGCCGTCTGGACTTACTGCCATTTTTTCGCCGAACGATCCTAGAGCAATGTCATAGAATCCAATAGGTGGTGCTATGATCTGTTTTAACGAAAGTCCTGTATCTGTTTCCACATACACATTTACAAATCCTGCGCCAGGCATGCTGCTGATCACGTGTTTGTTGACATTGTCGTAAATAACCTTAGCACCAGTGAGCAGTGGTGCTGAGGTACCAAAATCTACTATAGGTTTCGCAGTATATAATTTATTTTTCTGTACTACTTCCCATTGATCGCTGCCGTTGTTGTCTACAAATACCAATGATTTGTTTTTCAACAATGCTACTGGCTGTTGATCGACAGCTGCATAGTCGGCAAATCTTGCAGTAGTCAATAATTGAATATTAACTGTTGTGCTGGAATCTAGCTCGGGATCACTGATGTCTGCGTTGACCACAACTGTTATAGTGGTATTAGTTACTGCGCTGACTTTAAAAAATCCACTAAGGTTGACAATCTCACGGAACCCTACATAACTATCAACTACTATCGAATGCGGTCTATTCAGTGTCAGAGTAACAACCGTGTCGTCTATACGCAGTGCTTCGGTGACATATAGCAGTGGAGATTCGTTAACTCGAAGTATCTGCCATGAGTCTTGATCGAATGTTACCCAGATGTGATCATTTTCGTCAACTGTGGTTATATCCAATGTGGTTAATTGATCTATTGTGCCGATCACATGTTGATACTGCCCCGAACTAACGTAGCCAGCAGTTAATTCTGGTTCTAGATCTACTGTAGTAGGTAAAATATCCGTAGTGTAAGGAATTGCAGAAATTGTAAAATCACTGGCAGTAAACCTGTAATATTGATCCAATGCATTATGCGATTCGCTGCTGGTAACCAAATGCGGCTGTGGATTCAATTTAAATCTATTCTTTTCTAGTTGAATTTCAATTTCTGAAAATTGATCAACACCGCCAACCTGACCTAGTCTAAAGGCCCATTCTTCATTGAGTATAACACTGTCTGAACCCGATCTGCTGAGCTTGTTAAAAATTTTGTTTATGCTGTTGGCAGTGCCTTTCTCTCTAATAAATCCTTGGTACAATTGATATTGGCTCACAGAATCATCTGCAAGATTTTGTAGATAGTCTCGTTGTTGATAACCAATGGCGTGTCTAGCTAATTCTCGTTGACTTTGATCTAGTCCCTGAGAGGAAGTTTCAAAATAATCGCTGAATTCTTTTATCTTATAATCAAAATTTGACACTAGCTGTTTGACTGGTTTTGAATCTAGTTTTGTCCAGTTGGCATCATTGAATTCTTCTGTGCCTAGTTGATTTACAAGGCTAGTCCAATCATACGATTTGTAAGATACGATATCTCCTAGTCTATAATCGTTGAAAGGTTTCCAGATCTGTATATCCACATTATCAAATATAAATCCGGGACTGGTGTAGTCGCCGTCCCAGTCCACTGTACGGAAGGCCTGCATTTTAATACGGCCCTGACGATATCCAGTAGGCTTGTCATAGATAATATCATTGAATACTGTGCGATCATCAAATACAGTGACGTGTTCTTTTATTACATAATGCAGTCTTGCATAGTAGATACCGTCGGTAGTGTTTGTGGTTTCTATCTTGAGATTTTGAAAACTTCTGTTAACATTTATAAATCTCGGAGCCAACGGCGTTCCGTCTCCCTTGAGGATCTGGTAGTCATAGAATCCGTCTAATAAATTGTCTGGTGTTCCTATCGGCACTGAAATCTCTAATTTTTGTGCAGATGGGCTTAGGGCAATAATAGCTCCTGGTTCCCAATTGTGTTTGGTCCAGAACATGAACTCTTTGGCAGCACTGAGCCAATCTTGGCTGGTGGCATTTTGAGGGTCATAATTATCAAAGATGATGCCCTGTGTTTTCAAATAACTTTCATACCCCAATAACAGATCCACTACTTCCTGTATAGAGGTCAACAGTGTTCCATAGCTAATCTGTCTCACCGACAATGTGTTAAACACACGTCTACGTTGAGCTTCTATTGCGCCTACTTTCGGCACATCACCCAGTTTTTTCCATTGACTACGATCAAAATCTCCGCCGCTTCGATGTGTTTTTACTGCTCGATAAAAATTACTTTGATATCTTACTAGTGTGCCGTTGTTGTAGTTTTTGTCTTCTATCCAGTCTGTGAATGATTCACTAACACCACCTACGGAGATTACGGGATCTTTGCTGCTGGCCTGAGCTAAATGATAATTGAAGTAAGGATGAATGTCATCGTAGCCTGCTACTATCCATCCGCCTGCAGTCTTTTCCAGTCTCACACCACTGTAGCTTACTGTGGTTACCGGGCTGCTGACATTGAATATAATGTCGTAATTTTCTGCAGGGATAAAAATTCCAGATGTAGTAGCTGAGGGATTTTTAGAATCTAATAGATATTTCTGCTGTTGTTGATCAACGAACCCACTCATCCTAAAACTAAGAGCTACATCTAATTTTTCTATTTTAGTCTGTAGACCGTCCGAAGACAATCCTTGAGATTTTGTATAGCTGGTTAGATACTTTACCAATCCTAACGCTGTAGAATTTGTCACGTAAGGTGCAATGTCTGCAATGGTCACAAATAAATTTGTGGTGAAATTTACATATTGATCTAACTTGTTTTTTATGATTCTTGATCTATCAAAATTGTCAGGTATATATTCGAATGGTTTCATCAAGCACATAGCGGTGACTATTGCGAAAGGCCATTCAGAACTAGATCTCCAGGCGTACTCCGCCGGACTCACGTCCCCTAGTACAAAAGGACCACGATTGTTGATCAACGAAAAATCCTGTGCTAGATTAGAGTCTAACGGGCTTAACAGTTTGCCGTCTCCATCTACCGGTACATGTCGAATAAGCCCCGGACGTTTGTATCTATCGTGTCTTCCAGCTCGAACACCTTGTCGAATAACACCGGCTTCGAGGTCTTCCCAAAGAATTAAGTTATTGCTGGTATAAGGTGCAGCACCGTATTCTTCTTGCCACCAAGATGGTTGCTGGCTAAATCCCAACATCTCCCAAGGACAGCGATGCGGGCGATCGGTGTCATAGAAATGTTGATATACCCCGCGCCACCAGCCAGGGATGTTTTTGGTCTTGGTAGGGTCTGACATATTTGAATAGGTGTAAGTGAATGAATTCTCACTGTCAAAGTATTCATTCAAGGTATAGTTGATGTTGGTATTTTGAATCCACTTGAGAAAATCCTGCACTACAATACCATCTAACTGAGGCTTAGAATATTCGCCTACACCGTAGTATCCGGCCAATATTTGATCTATGTCAAAAACTGCAGGATCGTATTCCTGCTTGATATTATTATAGATGCGTAATTCAAGTTCCATCAACAGATCATCTCTAAAATCATTATAGGCTGATGTGATACTACCATCGTGTCCTTGTATCACATATCTAGGTTCTTGATAGGTGTCATCAAGAAATTTCATCGGAGTATATTTTTTGTACAATCCCATGGTTGTAGGGGTTGGAGGAATATGATTGGTTGCTGTGCTGAGATATTCTCTTATCTCAATAGCATCGCCTACCGATATTGACTTTAAGATTTTCACAAAACTAAATGTAGAATCAAATTCATAGTCTTGAGCGTTTATCAATTGCACACCGTTTTTATAAACATAAACAGCCTGAGTACTAGGTGTTTTTAAATCAAATGGTTGTGTTAGAGAAAACACTGTGATTCCCGGATCTTCAACTATTGTTGCTAATGCAGTATAAGCACCGGCTCCTATCATGTCTGAATCAGCAAATGCATTTTTTGATGTTTTTACTGCGGTAAGACTATTAATGATATCATCAACAAAATTAACTACGTCATCATTAAAGTCAATTTCAACTGCCCGTTGTAGGAAATTGTTTTTAAAATCTGTATATTCTTTTTTAGCATATTGAATAGATTTTATAATATTATGAGATTTGTCACACAAGGTCATCACAGCCAATGGTGTGTTACCACTATGTTTTAAAAATCTTTTGGCAAACAGTCTGTAATCTTCAAGATCTCTTAGATTACTAACTCCTGGCAATGTTCCTGTAAATTCTGTGTCCCATTCTACTGCGCTGGCAATATGATCAACAGCCTGACCAAGAGTAAACGAGGCAATAGGTGTGTTAAAAGGATTTTTTTCTAGGCCGACTGGTATTTCATAGAAACCTTGGTCAGGTTCAATATCTGTGATAAGTTTTATTACTACAACATCTTTCACTGCAAATGTTTTATTAAACACAAAGGTGCCACGATTTCTAGTCCATGTACCGGTATATTTTACGCCGTTAACATAGAAATTTATTTCGGGGTCAACAGTTAGGCTTTCCCATTGTACTGTGAAAAACACCAAAGTGTTCGTGGCTGTTTCTACTATTTGATTATCTATTATAGGTTGTAGATATTTAGAATCTAGTTGTTGCCATCCATTGGCATATCTATTAGATCCAAATCTATAAAAACCTGTAGATATTTTTTTCTGCACAGGAGATCGGTCAATGGTATAGCGAAATATTTCAGTGTCCCAATTCCAATTAAATTCTATGTCTCCGATATTATCTATGTTGAGATAACTGATCTTGAATCCTAGTTCTTTATCGATTCTAGCAGTACCTGGCTTATAGCTTAATATACTCGACCCAGTGAATTCTGTATCTGCATATGTGGTGTTGTCACCGAAACTGATTTCATTGGAATCATAGACATCAAACATAGGAGCTTGATTAACTGTAGTCTTGGGTTGGCTAGATACCCAATTAGTTCCGTTGTAATGGAACATTAGCCCTTTGTTTACTGCGCCGCGTCTTACAGTAACACATTGCCCTAGTATCGATTCAGTATCATCACTTTCATTAAGGTGTATTTGAACAACGCCGTTATGGGTGATAAATTCCACTGTGTAAATTTTATTATTGACTAGGTTGTCGGTGTCTGCTACTACTAGTATTCTTGCACCTTCGAATATAAATTCACCGTCTATGTTATATCCCTTGGCGCCTTCGATAATAGAAAACACATCAGTGGTTGCAGTGTCTATGTAATCCACAGTCTGTTTGGCTGTAGACCCGTGATTGAATAATTGTAGGCCTGCACGAAATTCTATAATTGGTCGTTTGGCTCTAGCAGCTTCGTTGGCTGGAAAATCCTGACCTCTTAATTGATATGCTTTTTCTAAGACAGATCTGTGGAACCAACGATTGTATCTACTCCAGGGATTGTTATCAACACTATCTCTAGCAATAGTAACATAGTCTTTAAATGCAGCATACTCCGTGGCATCGTCAAAAGGCTGCGTATCAAAGCCTTCGTTATCAAACAACACCTCAGGAACTTCTGTGCTAAGTACTGGCACCACAAGATCACTAAATCTAGTCAAGGTTATAGCTGCGCCTACTCCTTCTACTAACCATGTATCTGTTGCATAGATAGTAGGTAATATGTTACCTGAGAATTCAACAACCATACCGTTGCTGAATTCTATACCGTTGCCGCTGGTATATGTGGTTTTGCCGATGATCTCTATGTCTACATTAACAAATGTATTTTCCTCTATGTCTGCAATAATAAATCTGCCAAATGCATCCGGAGTTATTTTACTTTGATAATACAATGTGTCAGGAGCATCGTATGGTACCACAAATGTCAAGGTACCATTTTCAACGCCGTTGTTGGTGATTCCGTTGTCGTAGTCCAATGCAGAGCCTGCACCGGCGGGTTCTATATATTGCCAATCCTCACTGTCTATAGTAATTGAGCTAGTATCAAAACTAGTTATATCTCTAATAGCTCGCCATAGTTTTGAATCATAAACCACAAGACTACCCTGTGCATAGCTTCTGCTAGGTTGAAACAATAAACTACCCGTGTCAAAATTAGTGCGTATTGCAAAGCCTTCGGCAGGAGCATTGACTTTGAACTTGTAGGTCTGTCCTCGATAAAGAGTCAGCGTGGGATTATTAGTGTATGCATCAGGGGTGAATACAAATGAATTCTTAGTCGTACCTAATACCACCTTATAGGTGCTGTTGATGGCTGCACTCTGCCCTGTTATATTAATACTGCGTGGACCCAGTGGCTCCCAGTAATATTCTCGATAATTGATAAACTTGTCCCAGTCGATGGGGGGATCCCAAGTGTAGTGTGTTTGACTGGTTACTTTGTCGTCTCTTTCAATGGCGTTTCCAAAAAATTTCAATTGATTTTTAACATCAATATAGTCGTAGAAATTTTCTATTTTATCGTGATTTTTAAATATCACTCCAGACTCAAGTTGATAGCTGCTACGCAAGGTGCCATCTGTATCAACATATACATCTTTACCGTTATAGGTTTTGTCATATCTACGACCGATGTACCCCACAACTTTGTCTAGCACACCCGGCTGTATTAAGGGATCAACTACCGCAGATAAAAATTTATCATTGGCAGGAGTTTGGAAAATTACTGGTAGCAGTTCTACTGATCTGCGTATAGGTAGTTGACTGTTAGGAAATTTATCGGCCATATTAATAAGTTGTTGATACTATAGAGTTGGTACTAGCACCTATTTCGGATGCGGTAATAGCAGAGACGATTTCTATATCATCTACTGTGGCTGCGCTGATCAGTATTTCATCTGATCTACTTTGTATTTCAAAAAGACTACCAAATGATTGATTAGATTGTTTCGGTACTATCACAATGTTAGCAAGATCCGGAGACACTGTGTTTAAAATATATGTAGTTAGTTCGCCCATGTAAAATCGATCGCCGAAGTCCCAATTATTAATATCAAAGAAAGTATTGATAGCAGTGATTACTCTGACTTTAAGATCGTTGTCATTGATCGAACGATTTTGATTCTTAACAATCTTAAACACTGCCTGTAGTTTAGGATCTGCTTTAGATCCAAACAGCACTTTGTATTTCACAGGATGATATATAATATCATCGCTGATAGACTTGATTGACGACAATGCTGTGCCAAATGTTGTTCTCAATGCGTCGCTGGTAGGTGCCACTGGTTCGATATCAGTGCCACCTGCGAGATATATTCTGTAACTTTCATCATAGCTTCTAATTAGCAAGTATATGTCAATGATGTTGCTGGTAGAAGGATCGATCCGTCTATCCACGCTGGCGTTATGAGTATATTGAAATTTGAGATTTCTTCTGCCAACAACTGCTGTATATTCGTTGGCTATGTCCAAGGTGTTGGTAGTTCGATTTACTCGTTTGATAATATTTTCAGCAGAGTCATAGAAATATATCAACTGTTGATCAGGGTATGTCACAGTATCATTGAAAGTTATTCCAGCTTCTTTTTGTCTAACTAAGATTAAATCATTCGAGTTGTCTATGAGTGTTTTAATTGCTGTTCCGTAGACATCATTTGAAGCTAGAAAAAATAAGAAATTTAAATCTTGATCTAGGCCTACAATATTTTCAAATGATTCAGGATTGTCAACAACTCCGTCGTCGTCAGCATCTCTAAAACTTAATTTAATTTCGTTGGTGCTTTCGTAGCCGTCATCAAACTTTATTGTGTCACTGATTTCAAACGGAACATCCTGTTTAAGCTCTGTGATAAAATCCTTGCCGGTGTTGATTCCCAACACTGAGATCTGGTCTTTGACCACTGCCCCTACTTGATCATTATACTGTTTTTCATTGCTATCAAAATAAAATCTATTCTGTTGTACGCTACCAAAGATATATGACTGCTTTCTAATCCTTACTATGTAACTGTCGGGTTGTTTGATTAAGACTACCACCCACGAACTATCTATATTAGTATTGGTGGTATCTCCAGCTTTGCCTAAAGTAAAATCATTGGTTAGATTTAAATTGCTGGCAGTGATCAACTTCCATTGAGATTCGGTAATCTCGTATCTCAATCCAAAAGTTTGATTATCAAACACTTGATTAACAATTTCAGTCTCAAGTGCGACTGGCAGATCGCTGACAAATCTTGGCACTATGCGTTGAGCCACAGCGCCGGTGGGCACTAGATCGCTGAGTGTGATTGGCCCTAGCCCTTTGACATATGTTCCGTCTCCGGTGACCTTGACCATTTTTGTCCATATGTAATCTGTCTGTTCAGAATCGTTGGCGTTAGTCGCAACTAATTTTCCTTTTTTAAATTTAAATCCGGTAGGTGGAATAAATTTCACTGCTGCGTTAACTAATACATATTTCAAGTTGCTGGTAGAGTAGCTGCCAACTTTGAGTTGGGCGTTATCTACCACATTTTTAAAATATCCTGTGCTGGTAGCTGTGGTCACAGACTGCCATACTGTGTTGACATCTGTGAATAATATTTTATCAAACTTTGTAAAATAAAAATTATAAACTTCATCTTCTGTAAACACCGGTTCTACACTGCGTCTGATAAAATTGATAATATCTATTCTGCTAGTAAATTTAAATGACAGCACAGATTCATCTTCTTGTTTGTAAAGATATCCGTCATCTCCGAATACATTGATGCTGCTGTATTTTCCAGTGGCGTCTATAACATCAAAATTTCTGCTTATACCGCTAGATGTTCTATTCACTGCTTTAATTTTTACAATGTTTTGTGAACCCAACAATGGTGCAAGGTTATAATCTTCTGCGGTGATCATTCTATTTTGAGTATAGTACACCGCTGGGGCATTAGCACGAATGTTGTCTATATCTTCAGAAGCTGCAGAATTAGCCACAGTACTCTGCAAAGCCAGTCCGATGGTCAGAGTGTGTTCAACATTATTTTTGTTTCTATACAAAACAGAAATATTGATACCTCTTAATTCGTTGGGGTATATTGTATACGACAGTCCATTGCTAGTTCTGTAAAATACTCTAAAAGATCCCTGTGGTAAATTTCCGTAGACTCCGTCTGCGAACACGAGATCTATGTTATCATCTTCTTTGGTATTAATAGCATAGATGTTGCGTATGTCCTGCGTGAGACTATTGTAGGCAATGTTGTTACCTACCAAAGACGATACCTTAGTCCACTCCTCGAGTTGTGCGCCTTGTGAGTTCAAGGAAAACAACCACACATCATCATTATTGATGTTACCTGCATCAACAGCAATTTTTTCATTGGTAGTAGGTACATCCACTGTGAAGTCTGCTAACTCCAATGTGCCTTGTTTGAACTGAACGAAGAATCCTGTGTTAGCACTGCCTGGGCCAGACCCATCATTTCTATAGATGAATCCCAATTGATTACCAGGAACTGGCGGCTCTTCGTAGATATTTTCGCTGTTTTTAAAAGCTGTGCTAACTATCTCAAAGATCATGCCTCTGCTGGCCACAGTCTTAGAGAACGAAAACAACGGTACATCTGTGCTAACTGTACGGAATCTATACTGTTCTGTAGGAATTCCTTGAATAGTAGCAGAGCCTTGGCTGCGACCAAATTCTGTGTTATCTGCCATGGCAGAATTTAACACAGTCAGAAACTGTTCTAACCAGTTGGCGTTTGTGGGGTCGTTCCAAGTTATCAGTTGTTGCGCAAGATTTTTTCCGTTACTATCTGTGATAGTATCAGTAGTGGTTATTGTTGCAAACTTTAACAGTCCGCTGGCTGCAACCGTGCGTTTGGCATTATAACTAAGCATGCGAGCAATACGCAGCACACTTTCTTTGGTCTCTGCTAGTTCAATAAAATTTTCACGGCTGGCAAGGTCTATACGGAATGCCAGGCTTTGTCCCAAGAACGCCACAGCATCTATCAGTGCCATGTATTCTGAACTTTCTATATAATCATTAAAATCTTCTGGGTAGTTTTCACGTAGATAGGTGATGATAACTCTACGCAGATTTTCAAAGTCGTAGCTGCGGAAATCAGCGTTTTTAAACGTCTGATAGATCCTAGTCCAATCTTGATTTAGTATGAGATTGTTTTGTCTGCTGGTTGTGGTCATACCAATATTTACCCTTAAAAATAAACTGCTTAGTTAATTACACTATTGTTTTTGTCAAAGTTCAAAGTCATACGTTCATTGATATTAAAAGGAATATACACCAAATCTGCCTGAATTCGCATGCCTTGATCTGTGCTGTCTATGTTGATTTCGGTGACTGCAAATCTAGGATCATAGTTAATGATAGCTTCTACATCCTTAGCTATAATTTCTTTGACATCTGGGGTAAAAGGTTCAAACAGCATGTCCCAGATCACTGTGCCAAATTCTGGATTTTCTAATTTTTCACCTTTGCGGATATAAAAATGATTGATCAAATCCTGCTTGACAAGATTGATATCGTATAGTTTGAAGTTCTTATTGGCTTCGCTAGAACTAAATCCTTTGTATGTGAATTGCCCTTGATTCTGCGTCACTATAGCAGAACGTTGTGCTGCTGATTGTTGATTGTATAGTCTTGTGGCCATGATTAAATATCCCTATCTGTTTTATCTGGGGTGAGTAACTCTGGTGCTCGATGTTCATGCAGGACCCAAGGTTCGTGCATGGGTATACGTTTCATGAAGCTTTTCACAATGCCTGCTTGATAACGCTTGTCCCATCCTGCTGCTGTGCTAGTAGCTGGATTGTCTCTGAGATCGTATGGTCTCACAAAATCAGCTGCCGCGGCAGTTTCTGCATTGTTTGGACCATTGAAATTGATTTTAGTACCGTTGAGTTTGAGCTCAGACCCGCTGCCAAGATTTATGTCTGAAGTAGAGCTGATCTTGGTTTCTGCTCCAGACGCTATATCTAAATCATTGTTAGTGGATATTTTAGTCTTGGCTCCTACTAGTATGTCTAAATTGGCACCCACTGTGAGCTTGGAATCTGCATTGACTAAGAACTCCATGTCAGTGGCTATTTCTACATGCCACTTACCTGACTCAGTCCGCATGTTAATGTTTCTTCCTGCTTCTAAGTTTATATCTCGAGCAGCACGTATGTTGAGATCCTGTTGAGTATGCACACTGATACTGTCTTCAGCATAGATATCTATTTTTCCATTGCTGGTCAATTCTATCCATGCTGTGCCTCGAGCATTGGCTATATAGATCAAATCTTCCGAATTGTGCATCAATATCTGATGTCCAGTTCTAGTTCTTACTCTAAAGTATTCACTGGCTGGAATTGTAGCTGATCCTGTATCACCTTTTCGTTGATTGGCAGCATCTAATAGATCGATGTATTTTACTGGGCCTTCAGCCGCTGATGTCGCTCGATGATATCTATCATTGCCGTCGTCCATGACCAACTGTGTGCCACCTAGTCTACTCACAGGCACCGTGGCCACACTGTCTGACTTGCCTATCTGTTGTTTTTTTGCGCTGTTTCTACGATCAAGCGGTCCTGGAGTGCTGATACCAAACACCATGCTGGGGGCTTCCCGTCTTGGTGACGAGGTTGAAAAACCCCTAACATCGTCTTCTAGAAGGCCTTGTTCGAGAAATCTATCTGCTATAGGATGCACCACTCTGGGATATTTTTCTGGATCTATTTCTTTTTTATCACCGTTGATACGTTTGTTGACTTCGGCCACAGGCAAAGGCAGTGCAGTATTGCCGTACCTTTTTTTATCTTCGGCATCAAGACTGTTTACTGTGCTACCAGCTATGGCCGGTACCATGTGATTAATGTTTACTCCGGGGACGCAAGCAAACCAATAGCCTGCTGCTGGGTTGCCGTCAACAAACAATACTAATACGTTGACACCGACATCCGGTGGCACAAACCACATGCCGTATGATTTTTGTGTGTCACTAAATCCGTCGATGGTAGATTTAGTTCCGTCATTTTTGCCCATAAACTCAAATGGGGTGTAACCAAAAAATGGAGAAGCATATTTTACAATAAAAGTTTGACTGTCATCACCTGCGGTGTTGGCTTGATCTTTTAAAAGATTAACTTCTATCGATCCCATAAATGATGGATCAAGATGGCTGATCACCGTGGCGATATAAATGCCAGTGGTGAGTCCGCCACTTCTGTCTGAATCGCCAACTGACGGTCTTGATAATTCTGCCATTAATTTTGTCCTAGATCTCTGTAATATCTAAATCCTACCACTCTCCGTGATTGATTAGATGTTGTTACTGTTGTACCGTTGTTAGCGGCCGCACTGTTGTTCCCTGTGTTAACATTACTAGCAATGTTAGGACTACTTTTTTCGATAGGTGATGTACTAGGTGGTTGTGTTGGTCCTATTTCAACTGCCGGTGTAGTAGCTTTTTCTATCTTAGATGGTGGATCTCCAGTAACAGTTTTGTTGACTTCAGGACCTTGTGGGCCTGGCATTCTAAGGCATGTCAATTTTTGTTTCCAATTACCATCGCTGAATGTGTTTTCACACTTGTTTACCCTATATATACCACCAAACGGACTTTCCTTGCCAGCTATTGAAAAATCATATAGGCCAGTAAGTGTGTTGACATCTGCTGGTGTTCTGAATGTGATATAGATAAAAACATTGCCAGCTTCATAATTCATCGTGCCATCATCTAATATCTGTGATGTGGGTGCGGCGGCTGCCGAAAAATGATTACCTATCCCAGAGTCAACTAACCAATAAGGATCTCCGAGTATTTCCATATTCACAACCACCATGTCTGCACTGCTACCGGTGATGAAGGCCTGTTGAAAATTTTCAGCTACATTTTGCTCCACGCTTTTGTTTTCTGCACCACCCTTGTATCCTTTTAATAATTCAGGATCGCGTTTTTTTCTACTGCGGCCAGTCTGCGCTGACTGTACTTCAGGAGCTGATCCTTTGCCGGTTTTAGCTGATGGATTTAATTTCTCACTGGGTTTTTGATTTTGATTAGCAGTATTAGCACCCTTGTCTGCTGGCTTAGGTGCGATACCAGAATAAAATAAATTATTGATCTCGATGTTAAAACTGAGAATGTCAACATTCTGCCCTGTGTAGATGTATTGATATTCTTTCACTATGTCTTTGGTCAACTCGGTATAGCCCACTGGTGCTGATGTGGCGTTTGTGAATATGCTTTGATGTACAAGATAGGGCACTACTCGATAAGTAATTTTTTTAGCATAATCTCCTGTGCTGACATCTAATTTTAAAAGTTCTATTTGCACATCCAGTTTAAACCATTTGATAAACCCATTCACAAGATTATTAGGGTCAAGCGCATCCGTGGCATATTTAGAACTTAGAATTACTTGGTTTATAATCGCAGTCAAAGATTGACTCTGTCCGAACTGAAAAGCACGAGTTTTAGGATCTATGGTCATGCCATCTCTTTTCAGCACACCTGTCTTTTCGTCGTATTGATCACCGGCACGTTTAAACAAGGGTCTGCCTCCTGAGCTTTGATCGAGTCCCAAACTGGCAGATGCGATTGAATTCTTATCCAATCGTTGAGGATCAGTTTTTGGCACGGCCGATGACACTGCTTTATTGGTATCACCACTGTCTTTTCTAGGGTCAAGTGTGGCTTTTTTAATTGTTTCCGTGTTCCCTGCTGATGAAACCCAATCACTGCTTAGAATAGGGAATTGAATCACGTATTCATCTTTTTGTTCGATGAGTTTTTCAGCTAGTAATTTGTCCTCATTCTTGTTCAAATAAGACATGAGACTGCCTTCGCCGCTGGACAACAGATCAAACACTGTGCCTTGGCCGCTGGCAAAAAGTTTTACATCGCTGTAGGTGGTGTTGATGAGACTTGAAAGCCCTTGATGATTGTAGGGAATAGCTTCGACTTTGTAGACACTACCACTTTCACTTACTGTGAATTTAGTCGACGTCAACGAGCACACAAAAAACTTGGGTTTGATCGTAGATAGATTTTGTCCTAGTTCATTGAATCCTTGTATATCCATACGCAACACAAAAGGAGCATTGTCTAAGTAACTGAGATATCCTGCTTTGATCGCAGCCGACTGCATGCTCTGTAATAACAGGCCCATGGAATGAGGTTCGATGATGTCAAACGAAAATTTCACAGCGTTGCTGTTACCAGTTGATTCGTTGGCTCCTATCACATTAATCATTGTAAAATTATTAATGTAAAACTCAGGACTTCCGTAAAATGTTGTGGCTCTGTTTCCGTCAAATCTGCCTGCAGATGAAAAAACAATATTTTTCAAGTCACCTGGAGAATTTCGATATGATGGCGGATTGTTGTATTGTGCGGGACTAAGACATGCAAACGTCCACAACACAGTAGAGCTGGCAAATACTTCCATGGGGTTTCGCACCACAGACGGAAGATTTTTCCTGGCGGTGGCAGCTGTGGTATTTGTTTTTTCTTGTTGTGTAGAAGCTCCGCCTCTCAATGGATTTGATGGTCTAGTAGGATCTAGATCGGTTATTTTTTTTGCTACACCCTCAGGAATAGTAGAGTTTATAAACTCTGGAATAACTACACTGCCGTCTGGTTTAAAAAATAATTCTTTACCTGCAGGAATAAATCTCGCTACCATTTAGACTCCTAGGAACTTTTCTAGATTGCTTTTTTTAGGAAGATAGATAACGGTGCCTGGTTCAAAGTCATAGATGGGATCTTTTATCACACTCATGTTGCGTTGAACAAACACCCACCATAATTTTGCACTGCCATACACATCATAGGCCAACAGATCTGGTCTGTGCCTATATTGATTTTCTATCACGTATCTAAAGTCATCTGATTCAGACGGCACTGGTCTAATCTCTAGTAGATCTAGATAGAAATTGTTTTGATCGGTATCTGCCCAAGGACTGGTTTTTGCGTAGTTGGCCATTAGATGTATCCCACCTCTTTATCGCCGGACATTTTGCCTTTGGCGTAGTCTTGTAGGCTGAATTTTCTCAGTCCTTGTCTACTGTACACAGGTGCAACTACCACAGTGATAGTGCTTAGGATAGGTACCCAAGTGTATTTCTGATCGTTGAACGGATCGCACTGTATGTAATTAACATCGTCTTTGAAATCTACCGAGAACGATTTTACAATCACAGGTACTTTGTCAAACACATGACTGCCGTATCCTGTGAGATTGCAGATTATAGGCGGATTACCAGCTTTGTCGCCCTGGCCGAAAAACATCTTTGTAGCTGTCTTAAAAAATGTTGTGGCGGCAATCCAGTACGCAGCATCTGCTTTGGTTTCGCAACTGAACTCTCCACTGATTGAAATGTCATCCACCACGCTGTTTTTGTAACTGTACTGCGAGTAGTTGGCATGAGTGATAGGTATAGTACTGTATTCTGCTTTGGTGCTGACTGTGATGTTAGGCATGTATGGCCAAACCACACCCCCGGTCTGTTGTAGAACTGCAAACAACGGACTGTTAAAGATATCCCATTGGCAGGTTATACGCACACGCCAGTCATCTTTGGCTCCGGCGCTCAACTGTATGGCCTGCCCTTGTGGCATGAAAACCTGCGCTCCCTTTGGAATGTTGATACCGCGTTTGAGACTAAGTATATTGTTGAGCATGCCTGCTGCACCACTGATACTACTGGCTGCTTTCAGCAACCCGCCTGCGAGGTTACCGCCAGTGAGTTTGTTAATTACCCCTGAGATATCTGCTCCTAGATTACTAGTTGAACCTGCCACTGATTTTAATTTGTCCACAACCCCACTAACCGCACTGTTCACCGTGATGTTACCGCCCATGGCGCTGTTACCAAAGTTTTTTGCATCGCCGGCCAGTTGGCTCAGGCCTGATTTTGCACCGGCTACCAAGTCAGACACTTTTTCATCCAGTTTTGTTTTTTCTATAAGAGATGAAGCATCTTGCAGTGCTGCTTGTCCTTCATTGGTAGCTTGGCTAACTTTTTCTGAAATGCCCGCTACCAACTGTGAAAAAGGTGACAGCGGGTTACTGCCTGGACCCGAAGACGGTGAATTGTCTCCTAGAAGACCAAATTCTCTTGCTAATCTTAGTCCTTCAGCCTGTTGCTCTGGTGTGCTAGCAACATTGTTAACTGGGCGGCCAAATCGATCCGTTGATGCGATTTCGTCATCGGTGCGAAAGGTATAATTTTTCTTTTGACTTTGTTCGACACGCTGTTTAGGAGATTGGGGGTATGTCTGAAGAGCCATTTTGAGCAGATTTCCTTATCATATAGACTATTTATTATGATAAAAATGTGCTATTATATAACATATAACGGAGAATTCTAACTAATGATTGTGCCTAAAATTAAGTATCTAACCAACAAAGATCTATTAAGAGAAATACACCTAAGCAAAAATACCTACTGTAGTTTCACAGACCCAGCATACGAAGAATACGATCTAATCGTTACTACCTTAGACAAGCTGAACATACGCACTATCGCAGAAGCCAAACGAAACAGAGCATCTAAAATGGCCAAGGCCGCACACGAAGCAGCCGTATACGCAGCCGGTAAAAAAATGCCAGCCAAAGAATTTGAAGTAGACTATCGCAAAGTGCAGAAGCAGGATCTAGTGTTTCGTGTGATGACCTTTACACATATACCGCTGGCACCGGGACGCAAGAAAACTCTAAAGAACACAGCTGACAGCCATGACAAGGTAAACTTTCCACCGTTTCAACATTGGAAATATGACGACAACAACAACTTGTTGTGTGTGGGAAAAAGTCATTGGAAGGGCAATTTAGATCAAGGAGAGTTCTCCAAGGATCACGGACAAATGACCAACGATCTAGCTCGCATGTTTATCAAGCTCTGTGAGAGATATGCCACTAGAGGCAACGTCCGTGGTTATACCTACAATGATGAAATGAAAGGGCAGGCCATACTTCAGCTTACCCAGATTGGACTACAATTCGACGAATCAAAAAGTGACAATCCGTTTGCCTATTATACTGCTGCTGTGACCAATTCATTCGTTAGAATTATCAATCTTGAAAAACGCAATCAAAACATTCGAGACGACATTCTTGAAATGAACGGCATGAATCCTAGTTGGACACGACAAAACAGCGCCAATGGTGGTAAGAACGCTCCTGGGCCAGTCACTATCACAGATAGTTTAGATTGAGTTTGACCTTACATTTATTTTCTGTTATAATTAATCTATGAACCTTTTTAAGAAAGTTGCATGCTTCACTGACATACACTTTGGATTGAAGTCCGGAAGTCGTACACACAATCAAGACTGTGAAAATTTTGTGTCTTGGTTCTGTGACACAGCTCAAGCACAGGGCTGCGAAACAGCTATATTCCTAGGCGATTGGCATCATAATCGTAGTACCACTGATGTAAGTACCATGAATTATACTGTGAGTAACTTGGAAAAACTCAGTCAGAGTTTTGAACGAGTCTATTTTATTCTAGGCAATCACGACTTGTTCTACAAAGACAAACGCGAAATCAACTCCATTGAGTTCATGCGCCTGTTTCCCAACATCGTGCCCATACGTGAATTACACACAGAAGGCAATGTCACTATCATGCCTTGGCTGATAGGTGACGAGTGGACCACGGTAAAACAACTGAAAAGCAGATACATATTTGGACATCTTGAGCTGCCGCATTTTTACATGAATGCCATGGTACAGATGCCCGATCACGGCCAGTTGCAGACTGGACACTTTCAGCATCAGGAATTGGTATTTACTGGACACTTTCACAAGCGACAACAAAAAGGCAATGTGGTCTATATAGGCAATGCTTTTCCGCACAATTATGCAGATGCAGGTGATGACGATCGTGGCATGATGATCATGGATTGGGGTGGCAAGCCCGAATATCATTCTTGGCCTGATCAACCCATATATAGAACCTATAAGCTGAGTCAGATCATCGACACTCCGGACAAGTTGCTGCGTGAAAAGATGCATTGTCGTGTAACCATTGACTTGCCTATTACATTTGAAGAAGCAAACTTCATCAAAGAACAGTTCATGCCACAGTATAAACTGCGTGAGCTCATGTTGATTCCAGAAAAGGTAGAAGTAGAAAGTGCTGTTAATCCCATAGACATCACATTCGAATCTGTTGACACCATTGTGATGAATCAGATCAATAACATAGACAGCGACACCTATGACAAAAAACTACTGTTGAACATCTATAACGAACTATGATTAAAATCAATAATCTCACAGTACGCAACTTCATGAGCGTGGGCAATCAAACCCAGGCCATAGATTTCGATCGCGGACAACTCACGTTGGTCTTAGGCGAGAACCTAGACCTTGGCGGTGATGACAGCGGAGCTCGTAACGGCACAGGCAAAACCACTATCATCAACGGTCTCAGCTATGCCATCTACGGACAAGCACTGACCAATATCAAGCGTGACAATCTCATCAACAAGATCAACTGCAAAGGCATGTTGTGTACAGTTACATTTGAAAAAGATGGTGTCAAGTATCATATCGAGCGAGGTCGTAAACCTAATCTGTTGAGATTCAGCATCAACGATCAGGAACAGGAGCTCAGCGACCTTGACGAAAGCCAAGGCGACAGCCGTGAAACACAAAAGGCCATTGAAGAAGTGTTTGGCATGAAACACGAAATGTTCAAGCATCTCATTGCCTTGAACACTTACACAGAACCGTTCTTGAGCATGAAGGCAGCAGAGCAACGTGCTATCATTGAACAACTGTTGGGCATTACCATACTGTCAGAAAAAGCAGAAGCTCTCAAAGATGCAATCAAGATCAGCAAAGACAGTATTGCGACAGAAAACACAAGAATAGAAACTGTCAAAGCTAGCAACGAAAGAATACAACAAAGCATAGAGTCGCTGATACGCAAACAACGCATGTGGGAAGAACAGAAAGAAACTAGTCTGACCAACTTGCTTAAAAGCATAGACAGACTCAGCGATATTGATATTGATCAAGAAATTCTCAATCAGCGATCACTAGCAGATTGGACTGCTAACAAAAAAGAACACGAAAGTCTAGCATCGTTGAGTGCTAAACAAACGTCGGCGTTGGAAAAAGAACAGCGTATTTTAGAAAAGTTGGAACGAGAATTAACTAGTCTAACAGAGCACAAGTGTCATACTTGCGGTCAAGAGTTACACGATTCCAAGCATACAGAAATCATGTCTGCTAAGTCTACGCAGATTCAAGAAAGCCGTGGCGCTATCAACGAGCATCTTGAAGAACTTAGTGTGATCGTCGAAGCAATATCGCTGCTAGGAGAAATTGGAACATGTCCTGCAGTGACTTATGACAATCTAGAACAGGCTCTAAATCATAAAAATACATTAGGTAGCCTAGAACGTGATATTACTATCAAGACTGCGGAAGAAAATCCCTATGACGATCAGATTGTTGAACTCAAAGAAACAGCCGTACAGGAAATAGATTGGAACGGTCTCAACGAGTTGGTTCGTGTCAAAGACCATCAAGAGTTCTTACACAAGTTATTGACTAACAAAGATAGTTTTGTTCGCAAACGAATAATAGATCAGAATCTTGCGTTCTTGAATCAACGATTGACCTACTACTTGGACAAGATTGGATTACCCCACACGGTGGAGTTTCAGAACGACTTGACTGTGATTATCACACAGCTGGGGCAGGATCTAGATTTTGACAATCTAAGCCGTGGTGAACGTAACAGACTGATTCTATCCTTGTCGTGGGCATTCCGCGATGTGTGGGAAAACCTATACACCAGTATCAACTTGCTGTTCATTGACGAACTTGTGGATTCAGGTATGGATGCTAGTGGTGTTGAATCCAGTATTGCTGTGCTGAAACGCATGACTCGTGAGCGTGACAAGAACGTGTTCTTGATTTCACATAGAGATGACTTGACCAGCCGGGTTAATCACGTGCTGAAGGTTATTAAAGAAAATGGATTCACTAGTTACAGCAATGACATAGAGATCGTAGCGTGAGTTCAGACGCACACGATCGCATGATC